CAACAACTACCAGCTTTAATTGAATCAGCCGCCGCTTTAATAGTCACGTGGTTGACTTCACTCACAGCACACTTGCCAGAAATTATTACTGCTGGAATGTCTTTAATGATCGCTATCATACAAGGAATAACAGAAAAATTACCTGACTTAGTGATTGCTGTCGGCCAAATGATCGTTTCATTCTTAACTGCACTATCATCTCAACTACCGCAAATCATCGTTGCTGGTGCTAACCTAATAGTAAATTTATTAAACGGATTAGCATCTATGATGCCAAGTATTGTAACAGCTGCGCTTAATTTGGTTACACAATTTTTAAATGGTATTGCTTCAAATTTAGGATCTGTAATAACAGCTGGCGTTAATATTGTTGTCGCTGTTATAAATGGTATTGCAAATAATATCAGTCGAATAGTAGATGCAGGAATGAATTTAGTTGATCAAACTGTTGCAGGTATTCTGAGAGCACAAGACAGATTATTCCAAGCAGGAATAACTTTGGTTAATGGCCTTGCTGATAACATTCGAGGTAATCAAGGTGCAATGAGCGAAGCGGGAGCCAATCTTTTAAATGCTTTAATTGGTGCACTACCTGGTGGCGCACTTATCAACAATGGTATTGCTTTAGTTGATGGATTGCTCAGTGGCTTAACATCAGGTTTCGAAAATGTAAAAAGAACC